GCTGAGACAGTTGGATAAGCCATTTAAGACTCCTATAAAAAATTAAGAACCAGAACCAAATGTAACCTTTGTACGCTTCTCAGAGAAGAGAGGCATTCTAGGGTCGCTATCTTTCATAAACGTGTTATCTACAGAATCCATTTGAGCTTTGTTCTGATTGTCGTAATAAGCGGCACGCTGAACCATAAACTCTTCTGGAATTCTACATAATAACAACCCACCAATCTCAATTCCGCCCTTGAATCGGCCTTCTTGAGTGGCGTGCATCATCAGCTCGGGATACTCCTCTGCTTTGCAGGGCTCATACCCCTCACGCATCTTGGAAGAGATGTTACTCGGGTCTGCCACTCCCATTGTGCTCAAGCGTACATATCTATGCTTCCAACCAGGTCGGTCATCAGGCATTGGTAATGTCTCTGGTGGCCTCCACGCTGCGGGTCGCGCTGAAACTTCACGGGTTTCTAGATCTCTGCTCTTACGATTTGTTTGTGTTTCAGACATGATTATTCACCTTTTCTAAGTTCTTCAGCAGCCTTGCGAGCGTAAAGTTCCAACGGAACTCCAAGACGTTTGGCGATGTTTTCCTGGGATTTTGTAAGCACGAATTTTTTAGGCGCTGAGCTTCGCGTGCCAGGAGCAACTACACTTGTTTTGTTTGGTGGAGGGGGCGCATCCACGGATTTAACAGAACTAAATTGTTCTGGAAATCTTTGCCGTACTTCTGCATCAAGTCTTCGGTAGTACTCATCACTTGAGGGATTAATTCGCTCCTCAGTGGTAAGTTCTTCATGGACTGCAAGGGCATAACTTGTCATGCGCCTGTTCTGTCCAAACCAAGAGTTCTTGTCGCGCCACTCGACTGCTTTTGGATCAGGCTGTGGGGCTTGTTGAAATACCGGTTGTTGTGTTTGTACCTCATTACGTTCTTCTTGTAAAGGGGTAGGACGAAAATTCTCAACTTTGTCTGCTTTTAGCGTAATTGCTGAAATATCTGTCTGAGCGGCAACAAGCTCTGCGGTATCTCCAGATTCATAAGCTCGGACGTATCTTGCCTGTGCTTTCTCAAGCTCGTTGGCAACAACTTTTTTGGCTTGGTCTATCAGCGCATTTTGCCCCTGTGAGAGTGAACCCTTTAGCTGTTTATTCTCTTGAATAATAGCTTGAGCCATACGGACGGCTTCTTCGCGTTCCCGTTGTGCGGTTTCCTTGGCCCGCCTCTCTTCATGGTAGCCCTTGGTAAAGTGCTTGATGCGATGTTTGACGCTATCGTCGTATTTATCCAACTCTTCCTCAGTTAGTTCTTGAGGGGGGTCGGTCATGGGTCTGCGATTACGATCCGCTAAAGGCGTATCGTCTACCACTTCTATTTCAACTTTTTCGTCATCTCCCTCGACGGTGACTTCCATCTTCTCGTCAGGAAACTTAAATTCGTCTTTAAATTCAGCCATGATTTACTCCTTATGCTGCACGGGTGATACCACGAGGATCTTGAACCACAGCTTCAACAGAGTCATCATTGATGATCCTGAATTCTTTGCCGTGTATCTTGAGCCTTGTGCCAGTATTGGGTCTGACAATTACAAAATCTCCAACTTTGCAAGACGGCCCAGAGGGAAATCTTGTTGGGTCTTTGTATGCATCAGGGCCCAGCTTGACCACAAATAGTACGGGCGTTAATACTTCTTCGTAGTGCATAGCCTGGTTGGACTTGAGCAGCCCGCTTTCGTATTCTTCGTCTATTTCGGGTAAGACTGTAAGAATCTGGAAACGGACTGGATCAGGAAGTTGTCTGGCTTTCTCTTCCGCAGTCTCAGGTAGCGCCGTGGCTGTTACACCATCTTGGCTAATTAAAAGTTCACTCATCGTCAATATCCTTTACTTTTCGCACGAAGTCGGCTATCTCTCTTTGTGCAAGGGCAAGACCCCGGATTACCCCGCACATACTTTGGTACTCACCAAAATCCTTTGCTGACCCGTCGTGTAACGGGCCGCTGTAAGCAACTTTAAGTTCTTCCAGTTTTTTGTTTAAAAGTTCAAAGATTCTTTCGTCCATCATTCACCTCTTCGGTTGGCAGCGGCTTGACGAGCCAGCTCCATTTGTTGTTCAGCCTGTTGCGCTTTTGTCAATAAGCTCACGCCATGAGCTTGTTGTTGATTAGCTAAACCTTGAGAGTGGGTTTGTTGGGCATGCGCCAGTTCCATTTGATGCTGTTGAGCCAATTGCTGCATGTTTTGTTGGGCTTGCGCCATCTCCATTGCGTGCTTCTGGGCCAACATTTGTGGGTTGTCTGTACCCTGTTTACTCTGCAACTCTTGCGCTTTAAGCTGTAGCTCTTGTGCTTTAAGTGCCAAGTCCCCATCGACCTTCTTCGCTTTAGTCTGGGTGTCTTGCTCTTTAAGTTTAAGTTCGGCTTGCTGCATCTGGATGAGCGGATCTTGCGCCATCTGCTGAGCTTGTTGTTGCTGAACCTGACCTTTGCTAAGCGCCAATACTTGTTGAGCGGCCTGCGCCACAAGTCTGGACAACTGAACTTCCATGTCTTTTGGAATCTCTTCGTTGGGATCTGGCAGGGCTGTACCCAACTGGTCTTCCACTTTCTTGCGGTACGCAAACGCCAAGTGCTGGGAGATGTGAGCTTGAATTGCCGCCATCATTTGCTGCGCCATGGGGTTTTGTCCAATCTGCGCCGCCAGCAACGGGTCTTGCATCATGGCAGTGTGTACTGCTATGTGGGCATCGTGGTCTTGGTAGATGAATGCCTTGGTCGGTTTGCCGTTTAAGAACGCCATATTCTCGCTGACGGGGTCAACGGGTTTCATATCATCCTCAATTGGAACCAGTTTATCCCCGTTTTTAATGCCCAAAACATCGATCATTTGCCTATGTAATTGGGGTAAATTGTAGATTTGAGGGGCTTGTTGGGCCATTTGCATCACAGCTTGGTACTGCATAATGCGCTGGGCCATCGTAGAACTGTTTGGATCGGACACTGGAATGACTTCCACCATGTCATAATCTTCCCGTTTAGCCGTTCTTGCTCCTGAAGCAGGGGTGTAATCGTACTGGCTGGGTGTAAAATCCCTGATAATGTCCTTTAAAAGCTTGAATTCCTGCTTCATTGAGTAGTGAACCCTAGCTTGCACGGCACTCATGGTCTTTAATTGACGCTCTAACAGAGCTAGTGTCGTCCCAACAGGTGCATTCGCACTCATATCGCTGACATTCATGTCGGCAATAGACCCTAGGCGTCTGCCTTCGTCTGTTATCTTGTCCAACAATCCTGACAATACTTGGGACGGCTCTTTATATGGCAACGCCATGATGTTGTCCTTGATGGAACCGCTTGGAACGTCCACATCTCGGAACTCACCCGGTGCAATTGGCGTATCGTCACCCTTTACACGCAATCCTCTGGACTTTAAGCCGCCTGGCAGGTTAGCCAACGTACCTGCATCGATCAACTGGCGAATAAGCGCAGTTCCTGCACGCGCATAACCACCAATCAGGTGAATTAAGCCCAGTCCATACACGCCAAACCCAGGAATGTAGGTATATTGAACAAAGTGAACCCGCTTTTGCTTGGTTTTGTCGTCTTGCTTCCAGTTTCTGTAAATGCCTAAGACTTCTCCCGACGCTCTATCAATGGTAATGATGTATGGCAGTGCAATACCGTCATCATCTTCATACCCTGGCAGGTCATACTCAACTTGGATCTCTGCAATTTGATATCTGTCGTCGTCTGTAAGTGAATACCCTTGGTCTTCAGCTTTTTTCTTCTCAATATCTGTGTGAATTGCTACTGGATCGCCCAAATCTACCTCACGGTAGAACCCAGCCACCTGCAATTTACGGATTTCGTTCTTGGTTTTACGCATCAAGTGCGTAACCCGCTCCGCAGTCAGCGCATTAGACGCGCCATAGGGGATGATAACGTCTTCAGCAGGTATAAATATAGACGTTTGACGGTCTAAGCTGGGGTCAAAGTACACTTTCTTGAATGCAGAACCCACCAACCCTAAGTTAAACAGCATTCTTTCATGCTCTGGGCGGTATTCAGACATCTGCTCCGTGAGTTTGTAGTTCATGTCATCCTTGACACGCTCCGCAGCTTCTTCTTTTAGCTTGTCTATCGCACCAATGATCTCCGTTTTGACGGGGCCCGCCGCAGGAAATGTCTCAATGATGGTCTCAGACTGAAATTTAACCGCAGCTTCGGTCAACACGGTAGAGTAAACCCCGCATGCACCGTTCCATGGCTCAGTTCTTTCTTCGTACTTCATGCCCAAGACATCCAGACCCTTGACAAACATGTCGGCCCAGTCTTTTCTTGAACTGATATCGCTGTCAATGTCCTCCATTAGGTCGCCAGAGATCTTCTTGAGCGTGCCTTCATCCATGTCTTCGGCTAAGTTACGGGTAAAATCCTCGTCTCCGCCTTTGGAAATACTTAAATCCATATCTTCTGTGTGAATATTGACTTCTTCAGGATCAATAATCTCAATCTCCATGGCTGTATCTGTGCCATTTGGCAAATTAGCAATCCCTTGAGGGGCTTGGTACAAACTCTTTTCCATTTTCAACCTTTCAACTTTGCACGATTTGTGCGAGGGTCATAAACATAACTGCTACTTGGTTTGCCTGATGACTTAGACGCTCTGTCTAGCGCACGTTCTTCAGCGGTCATGGCATCCCGTTTTTTTCCTGCGGAAGTTAAATTACCTTGAGCATCAGCTTGACCACGTTTTTGCAATATACCAATAGCTACATCTCTTGATCCAACTTGGCTTGCCAATCGATCAATCAAAGAATTCTTACCCATAAACTTCTGAGTCGCCATCTTTCCCTCCTAGTAATACACTGCTCGCCGTGGTCTAGCATACGGCTCTGGATCTTCAAGATCCGTTGTAAGTCTTAACATTCCTCCTTTGCGTACGCGAATTAACGCAAGCGTACAAGCATCAACCTGGTCGTCGTTTTCTCCAGCAGGGAACGACAATATTTCTTCCACAACGGCGCTTGCCCACGACGTTTCTGGAAACCAAATCTGTCCCGACGAAAACATGTCCGATACCGAGTTTAATCGAGCTATCTTATCTTGTCCCTTACCTGGGCTGTAATCTTGAACAAAAAGACCAGAACGTCGCATTTCGTCAATGAGTGGTTGACCGCTGGCCTTGGCCTCCACAATCACACTGTCTGGTTCCCATTCTTTGGCTTGTTCAATTGCCATTACCTTTAACTCTGGGAATTCGTATTTACCCTTAACGTTGTTGAGCAAGATGACATTGTCTGTGATCGGATCTGTGGAACTAAGCCTATGCTTAAACACTCCCCATGTCTGGCACACCGAGAAGTCAGACCTGTCTTTGGTCGTAAGCGCCGTATCGTAAGACTGCACAATAAAGTCAATCGCAGGTGGATCTTCTTCTGTCC